TTCAAATAGTAAACCTGTATTTTTTATTTTAGAATGTTTTATTTTTTGGGACATATAAATTCCTTACTCCGTTTGCAAACACCAATTTAATTATTGATATATTCTATCAATTATAAATATAGAGTTTGTAAATTATTTATCAAATTAACTATCACTTAAAGACGAAGAAACCTCATTTTTATACTCTACTTCTACATCTTCAGCTTCATTTAGTATTTTTTTGTCAACTTTAGACTTTAGTTGGTCTAAACCTATTGATTCACGATAAGCTTTACCGTATTTTGGACTTGAACTCATAGCTTTTTTTCTATCGTGTTTACCTAATGGGTCACGGCCTCTTGCACTTCCGTCTTTCCCATAATGTTTCATTTCTTTAGGTCTACCTGCTCCTTCCCAACCGCCTTCGGGTGAACCACCTTCTGGTCCTATTTCTTCAGTTCCAGTTCTACTAGCTAGTTCTTCTTCACCTTGCTGTTGTTCTTCTTCTGCGGCTTGTTTGGGGTCATTACCCTCTGTCTTAATTGACTCTAATCTAAATTCTTTTTTCTTGTCTTCTACAAGTTGTTCTTCAAATTCATTCACTTCCTCGTCTGAAAAACCAAAAACTTGTTTATACGCCCAATCTTTAGATGTTACTGAATTTTCTGCTGTTAAATCATTGAACACTTGAATTCGTTGTCCTAACAACTCTAATTTCTCTTGTTCATAGATTTTAGATGGATTTGTTAATTCTAAATCAAAATCAACTAAATCAGCATCAGTATATCCTTGTGCGTATAAGTGAACTATACCAATCTTGGTTAATTCACTAACCATAATTCTTTGTATTCTCTCAATAGTTCTTGCGAAACGAACATCTTCTGCAGCTAGTGTAGCTTTAGATTCTGTTGCTTTCTCTGCATATCCATAGAAAGGCTGTGGTATCTTTAATGAAGCTAATAGTTTGTTTCTTAAATATTCAATATCCTCTGTTGTTTGATATTCTAATCCAGAAAGATTTTCTATCTTTGTTCCACTATCTCCACCACGAACTGGCATAAAGAAATCTTCTGTAATATTTTGGATATTGTATTTTAAATTATATTGTCCATTGTCATCTATCACTGGTGCTTTTTTCATTTGTCCAACTATGTTTTGCATATATTGGTCAACTTCTGCAGGTGGTATATTACCAATGTCAATATTAAATATTCTTTTTTCTGGAGCTCTCATAATTCTATGTATTAACATAGCGTCTTCCATAAGTGATAATTGTTTCCATACTTTACGACCACCCTCTAACATAGAACGACCATAAGGTAAAAAGTTTGAATCAGAAATCATTCTAAAGTGAGCTATTTCATAATTTTCAAATTCGGTTTTTGCACCTTGATTTGTTTGTCTTACATCTCCACTTTCTAATACAAAACTTGTATAATAAGGATTTTCTGGGTCTTCTCCCTCTACTCTACTTACATCATAACTTGATAATGGTTCAACATTAGTAATACCATACTTATCATTTATATCTAATTTTAAGAAGAAATCACCATATTTACATAAATTTCTTGTCCACGGGTATAAATTAAACTCAATGTTTAAAATATCATAATATAAATTGTGTAAAATATCGTGTATTTGGTTGTTATCTGATTTGATAGTTAAAATATTTCCATATTCAGATTTCAATGTTGTTTCGTCTGCGTAGATATCTAATGCAGATGATACTAATGGGTCTGAATCCATCGCTTCATAATCCTTGAATAATCCCAATCTCATTGTTTTTTGATACAATGATTGATTATATCCACTCATTCCGTGTGGACTCTTATATAAACGAGAATATCTATCTACTAAATCTCTCCCCGATACACTTTGAACTTGTTGTGTATCTGCTATTTTTAATTGTCTACCACCGACATTTCTTACAATTACATTTGTAGAAAATAGTCGTTGTAGTCTACTGAATAAATCTCTATCAGCCATTTTTTTAATCCTCTTATTTAATTAACCAAGTTAAGTCTTCTTTTTCCCCTTTTACATCCATCTCCCAAGAATCATTTGTTTCGGTATTTGAAGTATAAACTCCTGGATTGTGTCCAATACCTTGAATTGCTTTCTTAGAAAGTTCTATACCTTCACTTCTTAATCGTAGTGCGGTATCTCTGACCCAAAGGGCTATTGCGAAAGACATTACCAAGTCATCATTGTATCCTGTCATTGCTTCCGCTCTATTTCCGTTATAAATAAATACAAACAATTCATCAATTAATCTTTGAGAATGAACCATTACTGATTCTTCTCTGAACATTTCCTCTAACTTTGCAATGATTAAAGGTCTTGTCTTTGATGTTGTTGAGAATCCAGGAACCATATTTCGTTCTTGAGCTCTGTATTTATTTGTCATTTGATGTTGAACATCAACATATTGCAAATCTTTACTTGTATAAAACAAGTTTGGGTATTCTCTATCAATGACTTGTTGAATTGCTGCCCAACCAATATTGTTGTTTTCTACAACCAACAAAGCATTGTTATACTCACTAGCTACATTAACTAGCATATTTCCAAAATCTTGTGTAGAGATTTTACCTTTATATTCAGCTACTTGTTCTAAAGATTCTACATCTATAATATGGAACGCTGAATAATCTGTTCCGTCACCTCTACTAACATCTGCACTTACCACATAATTCTTTGTATAATTTGGTGGTTGCCATATCCAATAGTTAGAGTCTATACCTCTCTTTTCCATTGGTTCTCTTATACTACTTTCTTTCATTTTTTCAAGTAGTAAACCATCAATAACACCACGACCAGAAGTGATGAAGTCACAATCACATTCTTGAGCTGCTAGTGAAGGCCCTAATAATTTATCTTGGTCATCTCTCCACTCTTGTCCTCTTTCTGGGTGAACTGACCAATGAAGATTAATAAAATTAAAATCATTTGTTCCATCTTCAGCACCTATCCAAGTTTTATGGAAGAAATTACCCACACCATTTGGTGTAGAGATAATTAAAGCCCTACCACCAGTCGCTAGTGTTTGTTGTGCGGCTCCCCATATTGTATCAATTTTATCAATAAAGGCTGCCTCATCAATAATCAGTAATGACAATGCTTCCGAACGACCTGATTCCTCAGAACTCGCTACAGCTTTAATTTGAGAACCATTCTTATATCTTAACGATAATTTATTATCCTCAACACAAGGTTGTTTTAACCAACCTGGTAAGTTAGCATGCATCACTCTAACTTTTGTTACTAAATTCTTTGCTGTTTCTTGTTTTGTAGCGATAACCAAGATATTCTTATCTTGTTGAAATGTCATCATCCACAATGCATATCCAGCGGTTAATGTTGATAAACCCAATTGACGAGCTTTTAACACAATATTATAATCGTGTTCCATAAAAGATTTTAATGACTTTTCCTGAAAATCGTATAAGTTAAAATTAACTTTACCTTTAACAGGGTGTTGGATTATTCCATATTTTCCCAAAAAATAAGTTGGGTCTTGTGCACATTTAGCATATTCTCTTTTAATAGCTTCTTTTAATTGTTTTTTATTTTCCATTAATCAACTATTTCACCAGCGAGTTTTATAGAAGTAGAAGTTGCAATTACACCAAATGTAAAATACAACCATTTATTCTCATACCACTTTGGTTTTATGAGTTTAATCTGTTTCTCATACAAAACTTCACGGTCTTTTAATATATTTACTTGTTGAGTCTTAAAAGAAAGTAACATAGAATCAATCTGTGTTTGATTCTCAAATTTCTTTATCAACTCACCATAGATACCCAATTGTTCTGCTTGGTTTTCTACGGTCGTCTGTAAATCTTTTACCTTGTTACCCATATTAACCACTTCTTCCTCAGTAAAGGTATAAACCTTATCTTGAGAAAATAGTAGGCCAAACATAGTCAACATTAATATTAACTTTTTCATACCAATTACCTTTATTTACTAAAATCTTTTAAAAAATCTGCAGCTTTATCAGAATCACCCTTATCAAAAGTCTTTTCCATTTCTGTTGTTTTCTTTTTAGAAATAGTAAGTTTTCTTTTCAAAGAAGTA